ATACTAACCTTTTCTAGCATCAGGGGTTCAGGCATTGTCTACTCCTTATGGATAAGAGGGTGAAGTCTCCTCTACCCCTTATCTCATGCCCCTAGCTTCGACTGGAGCCTTATTGTCTCAGTGACCGTGTCACCAACTTCAAAGACGACTGATGCTGCCCATTCATGGTATATCATTAGAGTAGCACCAGCCAAGTCGCAGAATACTCCTGCGCCCCAAATCTCATCCGCTCCCGGCACCCAGGCCGCCTTCTGCATTTGTATTACGTCATCAGTCTCCGTCTCGGTAGCTATCGTGGGTGTGACTGCTACCCTGGCGGCGAGCCCTGTGAAATTTGTCTCGTCTTTATCAAACGCAGCCATGTCTACCGTGCACAAATCCATGTGGGTGAATTTAGCCCCGGCATCTTCCTTGAGTCGGTTACTCACCTTTCCGAATAATAATCCTGTGGGAATACATTCCTCAGCCATTGTTCTTTACCTCCATTATATTTAGTTCCCTGAGTCTATTAGCTTCTCCCTTCTTGCCTTTGAAAAGAGGGAGTTTGCCTCCAGTCCTGAGGTGCTCTGGTATTGTGTCTCTCCTGTGCCTCATGCAGTATTTTATCCGCTCCCCTTGATACTCACTATCCACCCGGTTATTTATATCTGCTGAGTTAAAGGCAACTAACAGATCACCTTTGCTGTTCCTGATTTCAGTGAAACCGCTAACCTTTGTTCCAGCTCCTGCTTGTGCCTTTGGCATATCTACCTCCTTATGTTGACCACGGCCAAGTCTAACTCCTCCGTTTATTGCTAGGGGCACCATCCAGACTCTTATCTTGTATCAGTTCCCTTAGCTCCCATTGTAATAATTTAATCAGTTTAGTCTGGTCAGTTATCATCTGCTTTAACTCTTGCATCTGTTTTTCCTTGCCATCCAATAAGCCCTTTTGATAACCATCTTTGTAACCCTTACTGTGACTGAGGCTATGTTCGGAAATGCTTCCTGCTAACTCCAGATTTTCTATCCGATTATCGGTTTTTATGCCATTCTTATGATGAACCAATTCCCAATGTTGAAGGCAACGCCCAAGAGATTGAGCCATTACTAATCGATGCTCTAAAACATAGCCACTTTTTTGAGCCATCGGGTAAAAGAAGCCATCGGGTTGTGACGTAATTAGGGTATATCCATTGAAGGCTTTTGTCCGCCCACCTTTCCAACTTGGATTATGGCTTCCACCCAATCCATGCATTTTAACCCTTAGTTCTCGCATTATCTTTTTACTAGCACAAGATTGGCATCGTTTAGCTCTAGGTTGATTATTCCAAGTTTGAACCCAACGAGGCTTGCCACAGTCGGGACAAATAAGCCAAACATAACTATGCGAATCTGACCTACCAATTTCTCTGCCTTTTTTAACTTCACCTATCTCAGGCATTTTAATCTTCTCTCTTTAATGATAGTTTTCTTTTCGTTTCTTCCCCACCATTCAAACTGGCATCTTGACAAGCGATACCGGCCCTACACCAACCCTTGCCAATCTTCTTATTTACGTTTGCAACATCGCCTGGCTTAAAACTGCCCTTTGCTGTAATAATCATTTTCATTATTCTTACTCTCATATTCCTCTCCCTTTTTGTTCACCTCTTACTGGGGAGGGCTGAGTAACCACCCTCCCCAGATAAAAGGAGAGAACCCTCACATTAAGTGAGAGCCTTTCTAATGTGCTATCTGAAGCATGATGAATGGAGCGCCCTGAGCGCCCCCACCTCTGGCTGTGCAGATTACGACGCCAGCATGCTGATTGTTAAGGTGGGCATCCGAAACTCCATCGGCAGTCCGCACCTGGAGGCTTCCGTCGTTGCGGAAGACTGCCTCTAAGACTCCAGCCGCTGCACCGACAGCATCCTGAGGGGCACACCAGCTCGGTCCACTAACCTGAAGCCATAAACCCTGATTGACCTTTGCCGCTACTGTGGGCATACCCATCACCATAGCCCAATCATTACCACCTGAATGGGTAACATAGGAGTAAGGATTGGCTATGATTTCCATAACGTCATCATCTTTTACCAGGGCGTATGGAGTAGGAGAGTCAAGAACTATCGTCATCTCATCAACCGCACTGCCGCCCACTGTCTTAGTATTGCTGACGATACCCCTAGTGAACCCGTTCTCATCACCAGGCCAGATTACTATCTCGCCTCCTACGAGTTCGTCTTTGGCGATAGCACCGTCAGCATCATTACCATCGGTAGCTGCCACATCAACGACAATCTCGGTCACACCAGCATCGTAGGAATTGGGTAGGGTATTCTGTGCTACTATTTGCTGGAGTTCATTCAAGGCTCCCTGGTCGGTGTTTAGAGTATTCCCAGCTATGGCATAGATGAATTCCTTGTTTCCCAGTCTCATGTATGAACCTGCTGGATATTGAACGACATCATCTGCCTCGAAAGGCACTCCGCCTGGTATGTGGATTACTCCTTCTCCAACCTTGGGTAAGTGCATTCTGTGCAATTTAGCAACCATGTTTCACTTTCCTTTCGGGGAGGAATCATTTTCACCTCCCCATATTTATTTTACCACCACTTGTTATCTCTAGGCGTGTTCAGTTAGTAAGACTAGCGGTTTCTTGCTTGCGCCCTTGACTCCACCGCCAACCCTCTTGTGAATTTTGAACCCAATTAACCCTGCCTCGGCGTACAGCTCAACGAGCCTTTGGAGTGTGATTCCCTGCCGGTCTATGATTCGGTATCCAGCTTTGAAGTCGCCGAAGATGGCTATTACCTGAGCTGTGTCAGATATCTCCTTCATGTCATCCTGGTTATGAATAGGATAACCCAGGAAGGTGTTAGGAGCACCTGCTATCAAGCTAGGCTGCCACAAGAACATTCCCTTATAGGTAGCGTCTGTTTCTGACCTCAACTGCCTCAAGGCTAATTCCGTTGAGGAGTTGACAACGAAGGCTCCGTTCCTGCGGTACTGGGCCGGGCAGTCGTATATCATCTCAAGGAACTTCTCAACAGTAACAGCGGCGGCTGCCGTTGTGGTGACTGTATTGGTTATCAGAGTCGCATCAATACAGATACCGGCTGGCTCTTCTGAGTCGTGTCCTGCACCTCTTACAAATGCCAGGTCTTCTGCCTCAGCTATTGCCCTTGAGAATGAATTAGACAAGATAGCCTGTAGATTGAAGTCGCTATCTTGTAGCTCATCCTCTCCAATCTTGGCCAGCCCGTACAAATCCTCCACATACTGATAAGTGGGTGTACCGGGTAGTGGACTTGATTCCTCAATGTCCGTACCAGTTTCCAGTTTACCCCAACCAACGCTAACCTCACCCAGGCTGCGAATCTTAAGCCTATCTTTACCGATAGGTCTCACTGTTACCATCGGTCTCATAATAGTTATCTTGGGGAGTGTCCGCTCAATTTCTGCATCCAGTTCAGGGGTAATCAGGTATTGGCCGGTATCATCCTCAACCAGTGCCTTGCGCTCATCCGGTGTTAGAGCCGTTTTGCCACCTCGTACCCACTTATAGAATGCATCTGAATGAGCCTTTTCCTCATCTGACTTTGCTTCCTTGCTATCCCCAGTAGGAATAGTTTGACGCTGCATTTTGACTTCAGAAGCGTCTTGCCGTTCTTTTAACTCGGTGATAGCGGTATTGATAGTTTCAAGCGCAGCCACAGATTCCGCCGTAGGCTCACCAAGTTTCTTGATTTCGCCATCTTGCCGTTCAACGGCTTTGTGCATTTCGTCTACTGCCTTAAGCAGCAGAGTAGTAATTTCTTTCTCTTCCATGAGTCCTTACCTCCAGTTTAATTATTTACTTGTTTGAACATTCCCAGAATTTCTTCAATACGACGTTCTGCCCTCTTGGTATCAATGGCATTATTTTCCGCCGTTAACATCGCAACAACACTCTCCAATTCAGCGGCTTCTGGATTAGCTTCCAGGGGCTGAGTGCCTTTCGACGGCTCATCTTCCCTTTGAGCTGCATCAAGAAGTGCCTGCAGAGTATTAAGCGCTGACTGAACCTTCTCAAAGTTAGTGGCCGATAACATACGGCCCAACTTATCAGACTTAACCGACAGTATCATGGCATTGGGATTAGCGGCAAATACCACCGGGGACACATCGTACAATTTTATCTCTTTTAAGTGGCGAACACCTTTAATCACCTCAGACTTAATAGTGTCATAGCCAATACTCATTCTTTTAATAACCCCTGCTTTTACAAGAGCTAGAGTATCACGTGCCTTTTCAACGCCTAGTACCAATTGAATCTTGGTATAAAGTCCTGTGTCATCTATACTTAAATCCGGGACCCCAATAGGCTGGTTAATATCGTGGTTAAACAATGACACAATATTACCTTTGTTCTCCTTTATGGTCTTAGAAAACGCTCCGGTATCAATAACATCACCATAGGAATCAGGCTCACCATTGAAAGTGGAGCCGTACCCCTCTATTATGCCCTTTTCCTCATCAAGTTCTTTTACTGTGAATTTGATTATCTTGCGTTCCATATTGATCACCTCTTTAAATTATATCACACCATCACCGAGTCCCGAAACTCTCAACACACCGGCACTGAATATCTTGCTCCCCAGGGTACATTGAGCCATCAGAATAAGGTTTATCGAAAGCTGCCTTCTCACCATCCATTTTAACATGGGAATCACGAACACGTGCATCCCTGCTCGTTATCCAAATGTGTGTTTTCACTATACCGGACTGCCGTGCGGCTTCACGCTGTCCATATCCGGCGGCATGACTTGTCTCAGTTCTGGCCACCCTCATAGACTTGTATGGAGAACGGTCAGTATAGAACTGCCTCAAGTT